GCGCCTGCCGGAAACAACTCTTGAATCGCTTGAGACTGGAACTTAATGACAGACTCTGTAAGAAGCGGGTGGAACACGCCGCAAGCACCATCCCAAGGAGTGGTGCGGTCTTCATGCTTCAAGCCAAGCAGGTCTAAGCCCTCGACATAGGTTCTTTCCCAATCAGAACGACTTTCTTTGTCAGCCTTGAAGGAGCCAACAAGATCAGACGCAATCTTGTAAAGATCGCCCTCATCAATAAACTCGGCCAGATTCGAGTCGTGCATTTCTGCACCCATCGGCCCCATTTCAGGGTCGAAGTCGATAATCATTCCACCGTCCTCGGTTTCTATAGATACCGAATCAGGATTAACAATCTCAATCTCTAGGTCAGGCTCGTCGCCTTGCCCAGCAGAGAATATCGACTCCGGCGTAGCCAAAGGGCGGTCAATAGCCATCTATCCGTTCTTCGTGAACTTTTGAGGTCGAGCGGCACCAGAACCACGGGCAACGGTGTTTCCTCCTTCTCTCATTTGCACTCTAGCAACACCGCCGTTAGCCATCATTTTCGGGCTAATCTTCATGCCACCAGTCTTGCCGCCAGCCATCATTTTGCCAACGCCGTCAGCAGCAAAAGCAGGAACCATCTCACCGCCCTTCTTAACCATAGGCATCTTGCCACCAGCTTTCATGCCTTTGGCCTTCATCTTGCCACCAGCTTGGTAGCCTTTAGTCTTCTTTCTCATAACTTCTCCACCGCTAGATTTATAACCCAAAGCAGACATTCGCGCTTCATTTTGAACTGGATCAGAAAGTGATTTCTTTCTAGCCTTTCTGATCACTCTCTTTCTTAAATTTCTTACAAGATCTTTCAACGATTAATCCTCTGAGTAGAGATTATCGAATACCTGATTTACATCAAGCGTATAGTCCAAATCAGACTTACTGTAGTGAATATGCTGGGATGGCCTAAAATCTGGGGCACCCTCGCCTGTTTCAAACCATGCCGGATGTGTCACTCTAACCCTATTGTTCGGCAAAGCAACGATATTTCCAGTCCACTTCCCAGCATCAAGAAGCTCCAAAACATGACTCTGCTTGTGTTGCGCTGGGTCATCGGCTATCTCGTTATCTGTGTAGTCAACAGTAAACATGTACTTTGCCGGATACATCTCGCCATCAATCTTAGCAAGCCAGGGACACGGCGTACAACGATCCAAGACATATACCGAATGCTCCCGCGAACTACAATCCCACGGTTGAGCCGCCCACGTCGGCATTGGCTCAGGCCACTCCTCTAGCGGGGTATCCGCTACCAGGCCTGTAATCGGCATCCTTGCCCACATCGCGCCGCCGTGTACGTTCGGCTCATCATCGTCATCGTAGGTCTCGGCTCCAGTGAATATCATCTGAAAGCTCAAGCTACGGCACGGCATTGTTGTTACAGCGACTGCCATCGCGTGTATAAACTCACCGTGATACTTGATGTGATTGTGTGTGTATTCCTTCCTAACCCAGCACTTGAAGTACGGGATGTTGCTTTGCAAGAAAGCCATCGATAATCCTTTTAGATAAGGCTAGTTCTTCCTCCAGCCCTCATTTCTTCTGGAACCCTTACTGGGGCTTGTGTTGCTATCTCTTCAATCGGCATTGGGCTTCTTGTCATTTGCTCTTGAGGTCTAGGCCCACGCGCTAGTGCTTCAGCTTGAGCAGCGGCTAGAGCTTGAGCCTCCATCTGGGCATACTCTTCGGGAAACATCTCAAACAAGAAATCGCTACGAAAGTTATCAACAGCTTCCGCAAAATCACTAGGGTCATCCAGATAACCTTCATCAAGATCTTTCAGATAATTACGCACCACTGGATTCATTTGCGGAAATACAGTCTTTTCGCCCCTTTCCTCAAGCATTTGCCTTGCGGTATCTATCAGCGCCCTTCTTTTGTCTTTTCTTTCCATTAGTAATAAGTGGCCCTTTTCGGATAAAACGGTTCGTCTTCTTCGTCTGAGTTTAGCCTCAAGAACCCGCCTTGCCGGAACCGGAGTAGTGCCTGTGTGGACGAATCCACAAGGTCATCGTGTTCACCGGCAGGAAACGAGGCAAACTCTTCGATCACCTCTTCGGCAAACCGTGTACTAGGTGCCCACACAATCCCTGACGCAAACAGGTCTGATACTGCGTTGACCCTCGATATCTTGTCGTTACCCCTAGACGGGGTGTATTCACCGACAGGTATACCCATAGCCCGTAATTCAAAGATCAGCGGCATACCAGCAGCTTTGGCTTCCACAATACACGCATCGGGTTGCCAGTCTGTATAGAACTCTAAAGCGGTCTTTTTCAGTTCAGGGAACTCTAGCCGCTCTTTGTACGCATCCAACAGGATGATATTCGGCTGCATCAGTCCTTCATCATCGGGCTTATAGAAAACGCCCCACGTTGTACACGCCGAGAAATCAGAACGCTGCGTCTTTAAGAACGCCGTATCCCAAGACTGAATGATAAACTCACACGCTGGTGGGGTATCGCTTTCCCACTCTCGCCACCACTCCCGCTTTACAAGGGCACCTTCTTCAGAAGACGGGTTCTGCTGATACTGAGCATTCCACTTAGGAGACGGTAATTCGTTGCGTAGCGATGTAAGCTCTTCAATAGACCAAAACTCAGGCCATAAAGCGTTGCCAGAAGGCATGATTGCGGGGAACTCAATGACTTCCCACTCATCTGTGCCAGCACGTTGAACCGATGATTTTACAATCTGGCCGGTCAAATCCCGTTTGTGCCATCGTGTCATAACCACAATGATGGCTCCGCCAGGCTGTAATCGCTGTCGAGGCCCAGAGGTATACCACTCATAAACCCGATCAAAGACACCTGCGTCGGCACTTTGACCTTCTTGCTCTGAGTGCGGGTCATCAATGATCAGCAGGTCTGCACCTTTACCCGTTACAGCACCGCCAACACCAATAGCGAAGTATTCACCATTCTTGCTGGTACTCCAGCGTCCTGCTGCCTTGGAATCAGACCGTAAACCCAGATTCGGGAACACTGTCTTATAGTCCTCGCTATCCACAAGGTTACGAACCTTACGACCAAAACCCACAGACAGTTCTGCGGTATGTGCCGTCTGGATAATCTTTTTCTCAGGATACTTGCCCAAAAACCAAGCGGGCAACAGATAGGACGCAAACTCTGACTTAGTATGCCTCGGCGGCATGTTAATGATCAGACGCTTTAATTCACCATTAGCAACCCGCTCAAAGGCGTTTGCCATGATCTTGTGGTGCCGTCCTTCAATGAAAGCAGGCCACACATAGTTAACAAATCCCATGAACTCTTCACGGGCACGTTCTTTCTTCTCTGCGTCTTCTAATGACTCAAGAAGATCTAGAATCTCTTTCTGATCCTCTATCGGAAGATCAGGTATGGACTCTAGCAGTTTAGGATCAATCTTATTTGGCATAAAACGAGAACGTTATCCAACGAGAACGTTCTCAATGAGAACGCTGTCTGAGATTGCTTACTAGGCAACCAACCCCAAAGGTTGCCTTAGACTGTTATCTAGAACGTACTCTGTGAGAACGTTCTCGAAAACTCTTGTGATGTTAGCACATTGATGGACTTGACAAGATAAGTCAATAAATAACCCAAAATTTTTTAGAATTTTTTTTCGGGCCAGGGACTCCTGGAGTAATTCCCCGAAAATAAAGGGACGTGGTGCGTGGTACACCTAGTTTGTCAGAAAAATAGGTAATCGTTTGAGCGTTTCACTATGTATATAGACGTGGGTACGCGCACGGCATAGGGGGGGGTGGGGGTGGCTCCTGGCGCTCGAGCACGTCAGAAAAACACGCGCCCCTTTCGCTAACGGTTGTGGTTCGTGGTGCGTCTTACGTTAACAGTTAGGCTTAGTGCAACGGCTCACTGTCTTGATCTGATTCCGCTGCCACTGCCAGTCGTCGTTTGATCTCAGCCGCGACCTCATCAGCCGTTCGTTCTGTCGTAACCTGCTCCACCTTGTCGCTAAACAGTGCGACCGTGCGACCCAGCAACTGCGCCGCAGTCAACTGTGCTTGCGTTGGTTCATCGCCGGTCGTTGGATCAATGCCGTCCTCAGTCCAACGTCGAAGCTTGCCCACCACGAGCTCTCTGTCCGTGACCGCTTTGCGGGATATTGCCCGATGCTTTTGCTCTGTTATCTGCTCCACCCTTGCGGAAACCTTGGGGTTCTTCATCAACCGACTCGCCTCACTGTGTACTGTCGAGTCCTTACCGTTACTGTTGAAAGCCTCCCGATAAGCCGTGGACTGATCATTGCCCCCAGCGATCAACTGAGCGAACCGCTCCTGCTTTGGTGTGAGTTTATCTGCCATGACCACGTCCCAATCAAAACGCCATTGTCATTTGCCTATATAGGCGCATCAAACCCACAGCCCACACACCATAGACCACGCCTATCATTAGACCTGCTTTGATAGAAACAAATGCAGTGCTGATTGTTCGTGGTACGCTTGACATGGTATCACCCCTACCCTGAGGATTAGCACATCACTTAAACAGGGAGTCCGACATGATCGCAACCGCAACCACCACCGCTAAGGCCACTGCTCGTGCAGTGCGTATTTGGATCGAAGGCGCGAAGCTCAACGCAGCGGGATTTGAACCCGACGCTGTCTACCGAGTGCTTGTCCGAGAGACCACTATCACTCTGATAGTAAAATCACACCCTTGGGAGTTTGGACACCCCAAAGCTGGGGACAAGCCTGACTGCGTTGGTGACCGCCGAGTGACCAAAGCCACTCGCAATGGTAAGGCTCGCCCGATTATTGATCTGCACTCAAAAGAG